GAGCAAATACTGCACCGCTTTCTAGGAATTGTGAACCTCTAAATCCTAATAAAATTACATTACTAGTCATGTATGGGTTCTTGTATACTTTATATCTTCCATTTAACTGGCCGACTTTCTGTACACCAAATGCATAGTTAGCTTTAGCTGCATCACCATCTGAATCAGCAGCAAATCCTGGAATACTTTCTAAGATTGTACCTACTGTTGGAGAACATACAAGGAAGTTTGCACCACCTCTTAATGTTTTCTGGTGAATAATATTACTCAATTTTTGGATTTTAGTTCCTAAAGTTTGGAACCACTGTCCTTGGCTATTGTAGAAACCTAAACTGATTTCTGTTCCATCTCCAGCAGTTGAACTAAATGCTTGGTTATTAACTGCAGACCATACTTCAGTACCAGCAGCTGCAGAAGTAATTAACATACTTAAGATTTCTAAGTCTATTTCTAATGAAATATACTCACTTAAGATAGAAGTTAATTCTGCCTCAGCATCTAAAGCGTGGTAAGCGTTAAGATCTTGAGCGAACTCAGGAGTCCAAACAGCTTTTAGCTTTTTAGTTTTAGCAACGATAGCAGATGATTTCATCTGTACGTTGATTTCTGGAATTGTCTGCTCTGGGCAGCAATAAGAACCAGTTTGGTTGTTGTTAGCGTTAGGTTTCGGGTTACCTGCTTCAAAATCACCTCTGTATTGATCAGTTGGTTGTAATGAAGAAGAAATCTGTAACGTCTGTGCTCCTGAAGGAATTTTAGACGCTGAAACCACAAATCTGATGTGCGCACCACCTTCGTATCTACTAAATGCAGATTCTTGAACTGGTGTGTTTACAGATGCAGTATAGACTTGGAATGATTTAACAGCTCTAGGATCAACAAATGGAATAGATGAAGTTTGTACAGAAACTAATCTGTATTCATCATTCACAGCTGAAGCTGAGAAGTTAGAATCAAAGTCTAAATCAGACCAAGAGGCAGTAAGTACAGTAGCAGATACAGTTGACGAAGTCATCTGTGTAGAATATGAAAATCTACCTGCACCGTATAAACCTCCTGAGTT